GAGATATATATAAAAAAATTAAGCCAGGGGGGTGCCATGCCCCTCTTCAGACTCCTTTCTGTTCAAGATCAGAAAAGCCCTGGATTCAGCTAAACCCTTCAGTATGGCATAGATAGTGGCTGGTTGTCAATACTGTCCTTTTATACAGTGAACCTGAACTGGTTCTGGTTTGGTTACTGAACTGGTTTGGTTGATGTATGTGTGAGAGGGAACAATAGGATTCTTCTGTATCTCTGCTCTGTCTTTGTTCTCTCTCTTTGTTGTATCTCTTAATAGCTCCACTTGTTCTTCTGAGTAGTCTGTACCTTATAGAGTGATGGTTAATCATTTAGTGGTTGACAGGGAATAAGGATCTGTTGTAGGATGAACACTCATTCTTTTGGTAATGGAGATTTTCACAATGGAATACTCAATATTCCCTACGCTCAAAAGTGCAATCAAGTGGGAGCAGGAGAACCTCAACCGCGCTGTAGTCCACACTATCGAAACAGTAAAAGAAGCTGGATTCGAAGGTGGTAAGATCTACGGTAAATACCATGCTGGCGAATACTGGCTCTGGTATCGGGAATCTGACATCCTGAGTTAATAGGTTATAGCTCATCTTTGGGTGAGCTATTGCGTATTAACTTTTGAATGGAGATTTTCATTTATGACTTATTCGATATTCCCAACAAAGAAGTCTGCTGATAAGTGGGCACGGGAGAACATTCACGGAATGTGGTTTATTCAAAAGCTGAAGGATTCAAAGAAGTGGAGACTCAGCTACCGTGAAGATTCGGTAGTACAGTTTCCCTTCTACAAAGAAGACTGTTAATAGATTAGATCCCATTGGATAGTGGGATCTTGTGTATTAACCTTTAAATGGAGATTTTTATAATGTCAATTGAAAGTAAAGCGGAAAGCACCGTTGCGAGAAAAGCCATTAATCTGGCTGGTGGGCAAGCTGAAGTTGCCAGAAAGATGGGTGTCACTAGATCAGCAGTGAATCAGTGGGCTTTCAAAGGTGTTCCAGCCACGAGGGTACGTAGCCTCTCGGCACTGGTGAATCAAGCATCAGCTAATGCGGTTCAGGTTAGTCCAGAAGAAATTAGACCAGACATTTTTGGTTAATAGATCATAGCCAGTCTGGATGGCTGGCTATCGTGTATTAACCCTTTAATGGAGTATTGATAATGTTAAGAGTACACGTGAACATTCCCAATATGACTCATACCGAATCAGGGAAGCGTAAAGTGTGGAGTACCAATGGAAAGCACCACCCTATGCTATTGAAACGAAAAGATGAGCTAAATGGCTGGGTAACCTACGCTTGTTCGTTGGATCCGGTGATTTTCATATGGGAAAAGAGCACAAAATACAACGACTACAACGGTTATAGCTGTTATGTTAGTCCCAAACATGTTGAGGTACTTTAATATGACTACAACAGAAGCTTGGAAAATTGTCGGTAATCAGAATAAACACTGTATTCGGAATATGGTGAAAGCTCTGAAAATGTGTCCCTGGCTTAATACCCCAGAAGATGAACGCAGATTACAAGCTGGTGAAATTGCGCTCAAGACTCGCAACCCCAAGTATGGTTGACAAGTGAAAGGGCTAGCCTGTAGAGTAGCCCTTTAGCTTGTAAACCCTTAACGGAGTAAGTAACTATGTATATTTTAATGTCACAGTATCGAGAAGGTGATTTCGAGGAGTTAGATGAAGCAGCGACTCAAAAAGAAGCCAGAGAACTAGCCAGCGAGTACCGTTTGGCTTTCGGTTCTGATTTTACCATATCCGTTCACAAAACCACAGAAAGGGAGTAAATAACTATGTCAGACTTATATGCAAGAATTCCAACATCAGCAAGAAAGACTGTACCGACTGCGCGTGGCTTCAAATCTACTGGTATCTCTGCCGAAGTATGCTCCTGGGATGGCAAGATAGTCAGCAGAATATGGTGGAACGAAGAAGCCAAACAGTTTAGATTCTCTGTCTGGATGGAACCCCATCACGGTCACGGTGATAGCCTGTACCTTGCGGATGGTATTGTTGGTGATAAAGACACTGCACGCGCTCCCTTCACATTTGAGTACGGAGAAGCGGTTAACTACTAGCGAATAGTAAATGAGTCTCTCGGTTGACTTCATGCAAAAAGTATGATACAATCGAGAGGCTTTTTTACTTTTTAAGGATTCAAAGGTAAATAAAATGAAGAAGTGTAACAAGTGTGAAGTCTTGAAACCTTTAGAAGATTTCCACAAAGATAATAGGTATAACCGGAAGAGTCACAGAGCCAGGTGCATAATGTGCGAGAAAGCAGAAAAAAAGAGCTACTACGCAAAACAGGGTAGAAAATATAAACTCAGCACACAATACGGATTAAGCGAGAACGACTACCAGGATATGTTAGAAAAACAGGGTAATCAGTGTGCTATTTGTGGCATTGATGCAGATGAATATAAGAGTAAAACAGGGAGATATTTAGCAGTAGATCATCACCATGTAACCGGTGGTATTCGTGGGTTACTCTGTATGCGGGATAATACCAACATGGCTTTTGTTGATGGCTACGAATCCAGGATCACAAGATACCGCAGTGCTATACCCACCCATTACATGACCTTTGACCAACTTGAAAGGAGCAACAATAGAAACAATGAATACTCAAGATAAAATAGATCAGATTATCGTAGAGCTACAGGCTAACGAGCTGACCATGCAAGAGATAGGCAAAGAAATGGGAGTCAGCACATCTTACATATACGAAGTAAACCAGGGAAGGTATGGTAGAATACCCAATTACAACTATCCTGTAAGAATGGTATCAGCTAAACGTAAAGAGAAACCCACAGACATGGAAGTCTGGCATGAGGATTGTTACGAGGTGAAATTATGAGCCAATGCAACCGTAGAAGAAAAAGCACTAGAGCAAAGCTAAAGAGAGTCAAAAAGATGCACAACAGACTCCCCAAAGGGTTCTCTCCACAACCCAATTATATTACTAACTTTGGGGTAAAGACAGGTAGAGTAGTTGACTCAAAACTGATATAGAGGTGAAATTATGATAGAGAAGATTTCAAACCTACCTAGTTGGAGAATTGGAGATTTTGTATTCACCTTTGACCAACTAGAGAAGCTGTACTATGCCATTGGTCACGAGCTTCTGGATGTGGCAGTTGAGAATGGTGACCTTGACATAGATCCACCTGATGAATATGGAAAAGCTAAAGCCATTACAGAGTGAGCCTTGCCTAGAGCATCCTGATTACCTTCCACCTAAGAGGATTCGTGATGGAGAGGATACTTGGGTTGACGATGATAGTCAGCGTTGCTTTTGTGACGCTTGGCACGATGCCGATTATGCTTGGCTACGAAGTTTCTTCTCCTGACTCTCTTCGACTTTCTCTCTAACCTCTCGTCATATTCCATTGATAAAATTCCCCTTTCACTTATAATACATTTAGAATATAAGTCATTGATTATAATAGACTATATAATCCTTTAGTATCAAAGAGTTATATATTAAATGTATAATAGTATATGAATCCGTTAAGTAGGATTGTTAAAAGGGCAGAGGATCTTTTAAGAAGAGTCCGTATAGAGACAGCCAAGACCAATCAGAACAGTGGGATACCCATAGAGACATATAAGAATTACTGTTTGACATATGCAGACAGGATAAACAAGCTCAGAGGCATAGCACATTGGAAAAAGGTAGAAGCAAGGGAAAAGGTATTCAAGGTTTACTTCGATCTGCAAGACTTCAGAGGAGCAGAGAGGCAGACATTAAAACCAAACGTAGAAATCCCATTCTCATCCCTACCCGAGAACATCTCAAGATACCTCGTATCAGCAGAGTCTTTCCAAGGAGGGTTAGGATTTAGTACAGCCCGGGGGCAATTCCTACAGGATACACACCCTAAATCTAATCCTTACTGGAAACCAACAAGAATTAAACCTGTATACAACGTGTCAAAGGCAGAGTATGATACAATCATGGAAGAATACGAATGGAAAAGACCATTAACCCTCGAAGAGTGGATCATAGACTTCGAGAAACAAAGACAGGAGCACCTGTATGAAATGCGACAACTGCGAATCCCTGGCTACTCAGATAAGAGAAACATACTCATACTGTAACAGGTGTCATACCAGGGAGTTCAGCACCATTAAAATAGATGGTGTGGAAAGACACTTCCTAGTGGTACTAAAGGAACAGCTTGAGAAGATGGGCTTGCAACGCAAAGAGGGAGAGACTATTGACCAGTGGGGGAAGAGGTGCAGAAAAGCAACCTCACTCAACCCTAAAATGTTAGGGGGGCTGGCATGATGAATGTTTCATGGTGGATGTGGATTATTGCATTGCCACTGATCGCTGCAAATACTTGGCTCTGGTATGAACTAATTGTCTATCTCTCTCGAAAGATGCTTGGCAAGGGAAGATCAATAGAGGGGGTAGACAAATGGTGGTAGGAGAGGATCTTCAGATGAAACCAAGTCATTACGAAATGCCAATACCACCCATTGAATACATACTCAAGAATGATCTTGACTATTGTTCGGGGAATATCATAGCTCTCGCATCAGCATGGAAGAAGAGAGGCACCCCGATAGATGATTTGAAAAAGATAATCCAGTTTGCCACCTTCTTAATAGAAGATCAGAAATGACTACCTGGAAACACTGTGAAAGAATGGTTGCCAAGTTGCTTGGTGGTGTACGCACTGGCAACAACGGGGAATCAAGGAGAGATGTTGAGCATCCTCACTGGAGTATCGAGGTGAAGCACCGACAGAAACTCCCTGCCTGGATACATTCTGCCATGACTCAAGCGGAAACAGAAGCAGATGGTAGGGTGCCAATCGTGGTGCTCCATGAAAAGAACCTAAAGTATGAAGAGTCTTATGTTATAATTAGACTACACAATTTTAATACGGAGACAAAATATGCGGAGAATGATACCCAGCCCCACATTTGGTGACTTGTTTGGTGAGATACTCAGACCCTACAGTCCAGGCTTTATGGAATCTTACAGGGAGAGTATGCGACCAGAGGAAGGGGCTGTTAGAGAAATGACCGAGAGTAAAACCGTCACAGTTAAGTGTGAGTATCCTGATCCAGATGATGGTGTATCTTACGCTTGGGTTAAGGTAGACAGTGAGTTACCCACCAAACCAGAGATCACAAACGGAGATGACTGATGAACCCTGAGAGAGATTTGAAAAGACCCTTCCCTATCAACAAGTTACGTTGGAGGCAGGGTCAAGGTAACAGTGGTGAACTGGTGTACATCACAGCCAGGGATGTAATGGATAGGCTTGATGATGTGTTCGGTGTTGAAGGTTGGTCTGATGACTATGAATGGCTTGGTGATAGACTGTTGTGTAAGATCTCCTGTAAACTGAATGGAACAGGATGGGTTACCAAGTCTGATGGTGCTGAAGACTCAAACATAGAAGCAATCAAGGGTGCTTACTCAGACTCTTTCAAACGTGCTGCTGTCAAGTGGGGAAT